TGCAGAGAGCATGTGATATTCAACAGGTTCTGCAAGTATCCAAAGGTCGACAGGTACATTGATGAGGACTACCTTGAGTCATTGCGCGATCAGATCCTGGTCAATATAGATTATAGTAATATTACGCGCAAGCACGAGGAGCGTATAGAAGCTGACTTTGATATTCATGACTACAACCTTGTGTTCAAGGACAGATGGAACGTGTTTGATCAGGTTCCGATCCAGCAGATTGCTCAAGTCTGTTATCTACTCAGAAAAGTTGTCAACACTGATCCAAGCAGGATTGATATTTGCAGAGAGCTGCTCAAAGAGAACAAGACCTGCATTGTGTTCTACAACTTCAACTACGAATTGGAAATTCTCAAGTCTCTGTGTGATGAGATCAAGCGCCCCTATTCACAATGGAATGGTCAGGCACACGAACCAATCCCGGACACTGATCAATGGATATACCTCGTGCAGTACACAGCTGGAGCAGAAGGATGGAACTGCACCAAGACCAATGTGATCATCTTCTATTCACAGAACTATAGCTACAAGGTAATGAAACAGGCAGAAGGGAGAATAGACAGACGGAACACCAAGTACACTGATTTATATTACTACCATCTCACATCAGACTCTTCAATCGACCAGGCAATTGCCAAAGCAGTGAAGACCAAACGCACATTCAATGAAAAGGCCTTCTTGGAGCTCTAAAATTCGCGCCGATTACATCCCGCTTAATGGATAGAATAGAATATCTCGTTTTAAGAGTTATTCTTTTTGTTTTTTGCACGATTTGGAGACGAAAATGGTTAAAGAAAGCAAATTTCAGGCTGGATTGATAAAGAGGCTTAAGTCTGAGTTTCCGGGGTGTGTTGTCCTCAAGAACGATGAACAATACATTCAGGGATTCCCAGATCTCACAGTTCTCTATCAAGACAAGTGGGCAGTCCTTGAAAGTAAGCGATTCGAGTCCGCTTCCCATCGACCGAATCAGGACTATTATGTCAACTTACTCAATGGAATGTCGTATTCACGATTCGTGTATCCTGAGAATGAGGAGGAAGTAATAGATGATCTTCGAGAAGTTTTCGAACCTGGTAGGAAAGCACGCACCGCTAAGTCCAAGTAACCATGTCTGGCTTCGTTATGAGCCTGACAAATTGAGATCTGTCTACCTGAATCGGAAAGCTGCAGAAATGGGCACGAGATTACATGCCTTTGCAGCAGAAGCGATCAATCTTGGTCGCAAACAAATCAATAACAGAGACACACTGAACCTGTACATCAATGATGCAATCAAGTATCATATGCAGACTGAAGTGTGCCTCTATTATTCTGATAAGTGTTTCGGCTGGGCTGACTGCATTAGCTTTGATGACAACAGCCAGTTCCTCAGAATTCACGATCTGAAAACTGGCGAAAACCCGGCTTCGATGGAACAACTGCAAATCTATGCAGCTTTGTTTTGTCTCATGAAGAACAAGGATCCAATGAAGATTGATATTGAACTTCGGCTTTACCAGTCGGGTCAGGTTATCGTTGATCGTCCTGATGGACAGCTGATTGTCGACATCATGAACATCATCATTGAGTTCTCGGATCTTCTGTATCAAATTGATAATGAGGTGGGAGCATAATGGAAGGTTCAATCTTTCAACAAGCCCATGACAGATTCCTGAAACATTATGGAACTCCCAGACATTCAGGGAGATACCCTTGGGGATCTGGCGAAAATCCCTATCAGAGGAGTGCTAACTTTGCAGCCAATTACAGAGAGCTGTCCAAAGAAGGAATGACTCCAAAGCAGATCGCTGCTGCAATGGAAATGACGATTGATGAAGTTCGTGAACGCTTCACAATTGCAAAAGATGAAGAAATCAGGGCTGCTATGGCAGAAGCCGTAAGACTGAAGGAAAAGGGCTATTCGACTTCAGCTATTGCCCGCAGAATGGGCAAAAACGAGTCTTCTGTCAGAAACCTGCTTGATCCTGTTCTGCAGGAGAAGCGCAAATTGATATCCAATACAGCTGATGCTCTTAAGGAGTCATTGGAGAAAGATGGCGGCTATCTGAATGTTGGTCTTGGTGTTGAACGTCATTTGGGCATCACTGAGACCAAATTCAAGGTCGCTATTCGTATGCTTGCAGATGAGGGCTACACATTGTACCCAAATCTCAAGATTCGTCAGCAGGCAACAGGAATGTTCACGACCATGAAGGTTTTGGCTCCTCCTGGAACAACAAAAGAAGAGATCAGGGCCAATCTGGATAAGATTCACATGCCTGGAAAGAGGTCTGAGAATCACGGAGAAGACTTCATTGATATTGAGAAGCCAAGATCCATTGACTCCAAAAGGGTCATGATCAACTATGCAGGAGAAGGCGGAGAAAAGGCTGACGGCTTAATCGAGCTTCGCAGAGGCGTTCCTGAGCTTTCTTTGGGAAAAGCCCATTATGCACAGGTGCGCATTGCAGTTGACGGAACTCACTATCTTAAAGGAATGGCTGTCTATGCAGATGACCTTCCTGAAGGAGTTGACATTCGGTTCAATACAAGCAAAACCAAGGACGTACCGATGATGGGCGAAAAGGACAACACTGTTCTTAAGCCTATCAAGAACAACAAATACGATCCTGGTAATCCATTTGGCGCTACAATCAGATCCGACAGCGAATTGATATTGGCACAGAAGCACTATGAAGACGAGAATGGACAGAGACAGCTCTCTGCCTTGAACATTGTCAATGAAGAAGGCAACTGGGATGAATGGTCTGATTCTCTTTCGAGTCAGTTCGCTTCTAAACAGACACCTGCCTTTGCCAAGCGCCAGTTGGATATTGCTTACAACATCAAGAAAGAGACTTACGATGAACTCATGTCTCTTCAGAATCCTGAGGTTAAGGCCAAGTTACTTAAGAGCTTTGCAGAAGAATGTGATTCTGACGCAGTAGCACTCAAAGCAGCAGCTATGCCTCGTCAGGCAACCCGTGTGATATTGCCCTTCAGCGACCTCAAAGATGACGAAATTTACGCTCCAGGACTCAGAGATGGAGAATGGGTCGTTCTTGTACGTCATCCCTATTCTGGTGGCTTTGAAAGCCCTAGATTACGTGTCAACAACCATGGCGCAAGATCTGAGAAAGCTCGGAAAGTCATGGGAACTGACGCAAGAGATGCTGTTGGCATTAACTACAAGGTTGCAGCTCAGATGTCAGGTGCTGACTTTGACGGAGATTCAGTTCTGGTCATTCCTGATCCAAATGGAGAGATCAGAACAAGCAAACCGCTTCCTGAGTTGAAGGACTTTGACCCTCATGCAATGTACAAGCTTCCACCTGAGGCTCCGAAGATGAAAGCAAGGCATAAACAGATTGAAATGGGCAAAGTTTCAAATTTGATAACTGACATGACAATTAAGGGTGCTCCTTTGGACGAGATTGCAAGAGCTGTCAAGCACTCGATGGTTGTTATTGATGCTGAGAAACATCATCTGAACTACAAACAGTCGTTCATTGATAATGACATCGCTTCTCTTAAGCGTGAGTATCAATTGGTGGTTAAGCCGAACGGTAAAGAGTCGACAGCTGCTGCGACATTGATATCCAGATCCAGCTCTAAGTACGATGTACCTGAGAGGAAACCTGGAAAGTTAATGCCTGATCCTGAAACAGGTAAGATGAGGAAGTTCCTCTATGACCCGACTACAGGAGAGAAGCTGTATACGCCTACCGGCAGAACCATTGTAAAGGCCATAAAGGATGACGATGGCAATGTTGTTGGATATCGGGATACAGGAAAGCTTGCTACAAAGAGCTCTACCAAGATGGCAGAGACCACCGATGCATACACCCTGTCCTCCGGTACTGCTATAGAGAACGTATATGCAGAGCATGCCAATAGACTAAAGGCCCTTGCCAATCAAGCACGCCTGGCATGGATGAGAGTGCCACCTACCAAGTACAATGCCTCTGCAAAAGAGACCTATAAGGATGAGGTTGCTTCTATTCTTGCCAAGTATGATGAAGCAGAAAAGAATGCGCCTTTGGAAAGGCAAGCAAACGCAGTAGCAAGTCAAATCATCAAGGCAACCATAGCGGAGAATCCTGAAATTTCGGACGACGATAAAAAGAAGGTCCGTAATAATGCACTCAAAAGAGCAAGACTTCGTATTGGTGCTAAGAAAGTTCCGATTACGTTTACTCCTCGTGAATGGGAAGCGATTCAGGCAGGCGCCTTCCATCATAGCAAGATTGTGGAGATTCTGAATGATGCCACAGATCAGCACATCAAGGAACTGGCCATGCCTAGAGAAACAAAAGGAATGTCGAATGCTAAAGTAACAAGAGCAAGACAGATGATTGATAATGGATTCACACTTGCTGATGTTGCTGATCATCTTGGCGTTTCTGTTTCTACATTGAAGAACAATCTGCCTCCTAGAGAGTAAAAGATGAAGGGGTTTAAAATGGGTGACGAATTCGTACTTACAGTAAAAGAAAATCCATTCAATCCTTTCACGCAATGGGACGAATGGAATCGATGGGACGAAGACAAAGGCTACTTTACGAACAGTTTACTAGCCAGAGTCACGTTTACAACAACAGAACTTAGTGATGCAATCGAAGATGAAATGGTTTTGGATGGAATGCAGCGAATTGTCGCACTTTTCCCTGAAACATACAAAATCGTGTCACCAAAAGATTACGAAAACTAGGGAATATCTAGGGGATATAAATATAATATCAGGCCTAGAGGGGGGTCTTTTTATATTTGACCCCCCTATGCCATCGACCGCCTCTTTGATATTTCTCCGGGGGGATATTTGATGGCAACTTTTTAGGTGTTTTTCCAGGGGGATCCTGCCAAGAGGGTCATGGGAAGCTCTCTTGTTTCGTCTCCTTCAAGGGCGTCACCACAGTATTTTCCTCCTAACATACTGCTTTCCCCGGGGTCCCCCTCGAAAAGCACCTAGAAAGTACCCACAAACTACATATTTGAAGACCAAAAGCCTGCACAAAGTCATTAAGACGGACTGCAGGCTCTTTGTTTTTTATCGAAAAGTGGAGGTCTGATACATGCCAAGGGTCAAAAGAGTAGTCGGCGACTCGATCAAAGACAAGTTTGGGACCGATCAGCCGTACTACTCAGACGAAGCACAGGAGAAAGAGATGATTGCGTTGGCAACTGCTGCTGCAAAGAAGCAGATGCTGGACGGAACTGCCTCAGCTCAGGTGATTACACACTACCTTAAGCTCGGAACTGTCAGAGAGAAGCTCGAACTCGAGAAGCTTCGCAAAGAGAATGAACTCCTTGCTGCCAAGAAGACTGCTATCGAGTCTGCTGAACGAATCGAAGCTCTCTATGCAGAAGCCATCAAGGCGATGAGCATCTACAACGGCCAGTATCAGGAAGACGAGGTCGATATTCAGGATGAGTACATTGATCCGGACCTATACTGAGCTGTCACGTCTCGGAACATTCAAGGAGAGGTACGAATACCTCAGACTCGCAGGAATCGTCGGAGAGAAGACTTTCGGTGCAGAACGATATTTGAACCAGAGCTTCTACAAAAGTTACGATTGGAAACGTGTCCGGGACCTAGTCATCATAAGGGACAACGGGTGTGATCTCGGTGTCGAAGGATACGACATCCCTCGCCACATCATCATCCACCACATGAATCCTATCAAGATCGAGGACATCGAAGAAAGGAAACCGGAGATCCTTAACCCCGAGTTCCTGATCTGTGTCTCAGAGAGGACTCATAACGCTATCCACTTTGGTGACGCGGATCTTTTACCAAAAGAACTAGTAATACGCAGGCCCGGTGACACTTGTCCCTGGCTATGAAAGGAGCAGGTATGGATGACAGTATTCTTGTGACGATTAAGAAGATGCTTGGTCTTGATGCTGAGTATACTGCATTCGATACAGACATCAAGATTTTCATCAACGCTGCATTCATGGTTCTTGCTCAGATAGGAGTCGGTGCTCGGGAAGGCTATCGAATCGTAGACGGCACTGAAACATGGTCAGACTTCGCAGCAGACTTCCCTGAGCTGTACGAATCCATCAAGACCTATATTTACCTGAAGGTCAGAACCACATTTGACCCACCAGCCAACTCATACGTTATGACTGCGTACGAGAACCAGATCAAAGAACTTGAATGGAGGCTGAACATCGAAGCAGAAAGGAGGGAACGAGATGCAGCAAGTAAACCTGTATAACCCGTATAGAACCGAACTGTACCATGCGGGCATTAAGGGTATGCGATGGGGAATCCGACGGTTTCAAAATGAAGACGGTACGTTAACCCCTGCAGGAAGAGAGCGGTATGGAGTAGGCCAAGCTGAAGGCGGATCCTCAGATACACCAGCAACTCCCGCCAAACCAGCATACCAGCGACTCATCCCTAAGCGAGAGAAGAAGTCTAAGTTCCGTGACCTTTCTGATGAAGATCTTAAAGCTAGACTCGACCGAATTAGGCTAGAACAGCAGTATATTCAGGCGAAGAATGACGTTGACGAGAAGTCTATGGGCTTTGTCAAGAAGACTCTCAGAGACGTTGGACAGAAGGCAGTCAGTAGTCTTGCCAATTATGTCGTCGGTACTGCTGTCAATAAACTCCTCGGTGCAGATGTTGTGCAGGGTGTTCCGAAGAAGTATGAGAAGGAAGACAAGGAGCTTAACGATCTCAAGAGAAAGGCCGAGATCGCGAAACTTAAAGAGGACATCTCCAGGAATACTGCCTCTCTTGAAGACCGCGCAAAGACACGCACGAAGGCTGCTAAAGAAGAAGCCGAGAAGGCAAAGAAAGAGAAGGAAGAAGCCAGTAAGAAGTCCAAGGAAGAGGCTGATAAGAAAGCCAAGGACGACGCTGAGAAAGTCCAGAAGCAGCGAGAAGAATCTGAGAGACTACAGAGAGAGGTTGCAGAGAAGAAGGCCAGATACCAGGAGCTTAAGAAGCAGGCGAAACAGCAGAAGGCTCAGCAGAAAGCGGAGCAGCGTGCTCAGAAGCAGCAAGCTCAGAAAGAAGCCAGAATCAGAGCAGCCGAGCAGAAGGCAAGAGATCGTATGGCGACGTCGTACATTCATAGTCCTGCATATTTCGGATACCAACAGTACATGTCACAAACGGGAGGCTACGGCCAGCAGTACCTAGATCGTCAGCGCAGAAGGCGGCGTAGGAACTACTAATGCTAAGCAACACAGCCACTCCGAAGTACTACGGAGCATTCCGAGAAAAGGTCCTTAGAGGCGAGATCGTAGTCTGCCGGGAAGTTGCAATGGAGATGAACCGCATTGATGGACTTATTGCAAATCCCGGCGTTTACTACGATGACAAGGCTGTAGAAGGCTTTATACGATTCTGCGAGACAGAGCTGACCTTACCAGATGGTAGTGACATGTACCTCATGGAGTCGTTCAAGATCTGGGCTGAACAGATATTCTGCTGGTATTACTACGTTGAAAGAGACGTATACGTGCCCGGGAAGAATGGTGAAGAAGGGCACTATGTCAGGAAACGAATTAGGAAGAGACTCACCACAAAGCAGGTTCTGATCGTCGGACGAAGCGCCTCAAAGTCTACCTATGTTGCAGACATACAGGCATATTTCCTGACTGCGGACACCTCGACCACTCATCAGGTAACTGTTGCTCCGACAATGGCCCAGGCTAACGAAGTAATGTCGCCAATCAAGACAGCTATCGCCAGAGCTCGTGGGCCGTTGTTCAAGTTCCTCACAGAAGGCTCACTTCAAAATACCACAGGGTCTAAGGCCAAGCGCGTCAAGCTGGCTTCAACTAAGGCTGGCATCCAGAACTTTCTGACCGGCTCCTTACTTGAGGTCAGGCCTATGTCAATTGATAAGCTGCAGGGCCTGAAGACCAAAGTGAACTCTGTTGACGAATGGTTGTCCGGTGATGTTCGTGAGGATGTCCTTACAGCTCTCGAACAGGGTGCCGCTAAGATTGACGGATATTTAATCCTGGCTGTCTCTTCAGAGGGAACTGTCCGCAATGGCATCGGCGACACGATGAAGATAGAGCTCATGGACATCCTTAAGGGTGATTACTACAATCCCCACGTCTCTATCTGGTGGTACAAGCTAGATGACATCAAGGAAGTCAATGATCCCCGTATGTGGATCAAGGCAAATCCCAATCTTGGCATTTCTGTGCAGTATGAGACCTATCAGCAGGAAGTAGAGAAAGCCCTCAGAGTGCCAGCTGCCCATAACGACATCATGGCAAAGAGATTCGGTATTCCGATGGAGGGACTTACCTATTACTTCACATTCGAAGAGATCCAGCTGCATCCGAAACGGGATTACTGGGGGATGCCATGTGCAATGGGAATGGACTTGTCCCGTGGTGATGACTTCTGTGCATTTTTGTTCCTGTTTCCGTTGAAGGATGGAACCTTTGGAGTCAAGGCACTTTGCTACATCACAGAGGTCACACTCACCAAACTGCATGCATCACTCAGAAGAAAGTACAACGAGTTCATCAACGAAGGAACCCTGAGAATCATGCAAACTCCTGTTCTGGACATGATGATGGTGTACGATGATGTGATTCGGTTTATTCGTGATCACGACTATGATGTTCGCACAGTTGGTTACGACCCATACAATGCCAAAGCTTTCATTGAGACCTGGGTCTCTGAGTATGGTGAGTATGCCCTTGAGAAAGTCATTCAGGGGAGACGAACAGAATCTGTGCCTCTCGGTGAACTGAAGATCCTTGCTGAACAGCGGGCTCTAAGATTCGACGAAGAGATCATGGGTTACTCAATGGGTAATGCCATAGCTTTGGTTGATATTAACGGTAACCGTATGCTTGCCAAGAAGCGCAACGACGAGAAGATTGACCCCGTTGCCGCAATGATGGACGCATACATAGCCTGGAAACTTCATAGGGAGGATTTCTGATGTGGACCTATATTTCAACTGAGCTTTACCACCATGGAATCCTCGGACAAAAGTGGGGTAAGCGAAACGGACCGCCATATCCTCTGAAAGGTGGTTCATATTCCAGGAGCGAGAAGGTACGGATCTACAAAGCTCGCAGAAACAAGAACTCCATCTACAATAAGAAGCATTTCGATAAGGTTATTTCCAAGGATACTGACTTGACCACACTGTCATACAACAAAGACCGGACAAAAGGCACCGATATGTTCTATGCTGCGTATGACGAGTCAGATAAGCATCTCTACAATGCGCTCTTCAACCGCAAGATCCCGCAGGATATTTATGACAAAGATGGAAACAGTATTGGCACTGGTATGTTCTATAAGTACCGGATCAACAATACTGCTAAGTCTGATATTAAGGTAGCCAGTGAGGATAACGGAGCTAAAGAGTTTGCAAACCTCTGGGAGAATGACCGGGACTTCTACAACTTCGTGACAGACCCGTCCAGAATGGAGAGTCATTTCGTCACGGACAAGTATAAGTTCAGAGGTTACAGAGAAGCGAAGAAAGCCTTGGAGAATATTCGGAATGGGAACCCGAACGAATGGGATATGAAACGCGCATACCGCATGTTCAACTATACGATTCCTTCTGATGGCGGTGGAGATCCAAAGAGAGCTAAAGATATTCTCACTCAGAGAACCAAGTTCTTCAATGCTCTATCCAAAGACGGTTATGGAGCTTGCCTTGACACCAACGATGCTATCTATGGTGGATTCAAAGCTCATGCTCCCGTTATCGTGTTTGATATGACTAGTCTTATACCACAAGAGGCAAAGCGAGTATCTTCCGGTGATGTACGGGTATCTCGAGCACTCACAGCACTCAATAGAACAATAGGGAAGTGAGAACATGAATTACTACATTGGTATGGTTCCATTTGGCGAAAACGATATTCAGCATTATGGAGTCCTTGGCATGAAGTGGGGTGTCCGAAAAGACCCTGCAAAAGCCTATGAGAAAGCAAAGAAGAAGAAGCGGAAACTTGAGAATCGAATCGTAAAGGCAAATTCCAGGGTTGCAAGATACGAGCAGAAATCTCTCAAGTACACCAATAAGATGAACCGACGTATTCCAGGAAGCCCTGGATGGACCAAGAGCGCCCAGAAACTTGGGAAGATCAACAAGCGGCTATCACAGTACAGACTATCGCAGGCCAGAGCCTCATCGAAAGCCATTAAGTGGACGCATGCAATGGAAGACATCTTCAAAGATATTCCGCTTAGCGAGCTCGAGAATAGACAGGATTGAGGTAGGACTATGAGATACTACATTGGATTAGTTCCATTTTCTTCTGACTACCTCGAGCATTTTGGTGTTAAAGGCCAGAAGCATGGCGTCCGGCAATACCAGAATCCAGACGGTTCACTTACTCCTGCAGGAAGGGAACACTATGGTGTTGGAGACCCAAGAAAGGCCGGATCTAAGTCAAATAATCCGACTGGAAGATCCAAGGTCATCGCCAAAAGCCAAAGTTCACAGGGCAAGTCAAAAGCCCCAGCCAAAGAGCCTACAAAGGAAAAGAAGCCAGGTCGTATAAAGAACTGGATGTCGAACTATGGTGGCGCTATGGCCGCTACAGGCAAGACAATTCTCAAGACTGTTGGCATTGGTACCCTTGGTCTTGCTGCCGGTGCTGCTACACAAAATCCTATGATCGCAAAAGCAGGTCTGGCTGCAGCTGCGGGTTACTACGGAGTCAAAATGACCGTAATCGACACAAAGTATACGGTCAACAAATACTCAGTCTTGTTCAAGAATAAGAAAGCATTCGAGTACAAGAAGAAAAAGAAGTAGCTAGGAGGGGTAATATGCGATATTACATAGGCCTTGTCGCATTCGATAGTGAGCCCCACCTAGCACATTATGGCGTAAAAGGAATGAAATGGGGAGTTCGACGCTATCAAAATGCAGATGGTACTCGGACTGCTGAAGGAAAAGAACGGTATAGGCAAGGCAAATTATCACCAATGACTCCGAAAGATCGATATAAAGCACGTAGTTCCAGGCTTTATAAGAAAGCAGTCGGAGTCGCTAACAGGATGCTTGAAATAGACCAGGAAGGCGATCCTAACAAAGAATGGGACGTTAAGGATGCAGAGCTATTAGACCTTGCTGAGCAAATCAGTAAAAGATATGGTAATACTAGTATGGTCGACATAATAGCCATTGGTCAAGATGTTTGGGATGATGCTTGGTATAAAAATGAGCCAGGAGTAATGGAAGCAAAATGGAAAGACGTACTTGATACATATGAAAAGCGCAAAACAACCCTAAGAAGTGCAAAGAAAGATAAAGAATACAAAAGAGCTGTAAAAGCTGAAAAAGAATACCAAGACTTTGTCAGGACGTTTAAAGGTGATCCTGAAGTTGGGACTAAAGAGTACGAGAAGTCTCGTAGGTTATCTGAAGAAGTTAACAGCTTAATCACAAGTCTTTCTAATAAGTATGGTACGTATGACAACAAAATTCATGATGCGGCTAATATAGAAGACGCTATTCATAGAGATGTTGTAAAACTACGCAAACAGAAGTGAATCGGGGTGATCCACAAATTGCCAAGTTTTATGGAACGGCTCCAGCATGGTTGGAGCGCCTTCAGAAACAATCGAGATCCGACGCTTGACTACAAAGAGCTCGGAGGCGGCTCATCGTTTAACCAAAGCCGTAACCGGATGACGTTCCGGAACGAGCGGACGATCATCAACTCGATTTCCAACAAGATCGCAGTTGACTGTTCGATGATTGATCTGAAGCATGTCAAACTAAATCAAAATGGAAGATTTCAGTCCATCTGCAAATCAAAACTGATCGACGCTCTTACGATAGAGGCTAACATCGATCAGAGTGGGCGAGCGCTGATTAAGGACATAGTTATCTCTATGTTCGACGAAGGGGTTGTTGCAGTAGTTCCAACAGGAGCGAACAATAACCCTTTTAATTATGCCTTCGATCCATGTGAATTCCGGGTCTGTAAGATCCTCACTTGGTATCCACAGCATATTCGGGTAAGGCTTTATAACGACCAGACAGGAAGATTTGAAGAGCGGATCTACCCGAAGCGAATCTCAGCGATTATGGAGAACCCGTTCTACGAGGTTATGAATGCCCCGAACTCTGTTGTGCAGAGACTTCTCCGTAAGCTTTCTCTCATGGACATCGTCGATGAGCAGACTGCTTCCGGAAAGCTTGATCTGATCTTCCAGTTCCCGCATACGATCAGATCGAAAGATCGAGTCGACGAAGCAGTTGCAAGAATCAAGCTCCTTGAGGATCAGCTGACGAAGACCAAACTCGGCATCGGCTACATTGACGGTACCGAGAAGATCATCCAGCTGAACAGATCTCTTGAGAACAACCTACAGCAGCAGATCGAATACCTGATTGACATGGTGTTCTCGCAGCTTGGCGTTACGAAAGAGATCCTCAACAACACTGCCTCTGAGCAGATGATCATCAACTACAACAATTACGTAATTGCACCAATCATGAACACCATCGTTGACGAGCTCACGAGAAAGTTCATTACCAAGACCGCAAGAACTCAGGGGCAGGCGATCCGTTACTTCCGTGACCTGTTCAAGAACATCCCGGCTTCCTCTATGGCTGAGCTGGCAGATAAGTTTGGACGTAACGAGATCATGAGCCCGAATGAGGTCAGAGGCGAGATTGGCCTCATGCCTTCCGAGGATCCTGCAGCAGATCAGCTCAGGAACAGAAACCTCAACCAGAAGGAAGGCGAAACACCCTTACAGATGACTCCTGACGGTAGTCCTCAGGCTGCAGCTGAACAGAAGGCAGCCAACCAGGTATCGTTAGATGAGTTTCTCAATGTACCCCTTAGTCAAGTACCATCCGCATAAGCTGAAGACGTTCGAGTCTGGCAAGTAAATCAAAATGGAACCAAGAGATAGATACAACCTTGGAGAAGTGGAGACAAACGCTGGATTAGAAGGTCTTTTTGTCTTTGTATGAAAGGAAGCATACCAATGAGACCAAGTAAATACGATTTTAGTGGATGGGCAACACGTTACAACAAACGGTGTGCTGATGGCAGGACTATTACCCATCATGCATTCCTGGATTGCGACGGTTTGACCGTTCCACTCCTGTTCTATCACGATCACGAGCACCCCGCTGCAATTGTCGGTAATGGCTATCTCGAGCATCGTGAGAATCAGGGAATGTATCTGTACGGATCATTCAACAACACCGACATGGGCAAGCTCGCAAAAGAGTACGTTCAGCACGGTGACATCACCTATCTCTCGATCTATGCCAATAACCTCAAGCAGAATGGCTCTGATGTCATGCATGGCGTAATTCGGGAAGTAAGCCTCGTTCTGTCAGGAGCGAATCCCGAAGCAAGGATCGACGTTCCTGTGGTCGAGCACAGCATTGACGGCAAACTCACCTATGAGGATTCCGATGAATGCTACATCACGACTGGTGAAGAGATCGAGCTCTATCACTCAGAAGAAGGAAAACCCAGTGAAGGGACGAAAGGAGATAAACCCATGGCAGAGAAAGAGAAGACTGTTGGTGATGTGTTCAATGAGCTCACCGACGAGCAGAAGAAAGTCGTTGCATTCATGATCGGCGAAGCTGTTAAGAAGGCGAAGGCCGGAGAAGACGTCGACGATGAAGACGACGATGAGGACGAGGACGAAGAAGACGGAGGTAACAAAGAAATGAAACACCAGTTCTATGAAGATGACAATCAGCCCGTACTTTCCCATGACGACATGAAGAAGATCTTCGATGATGCGAAGCGTCTGGGAAGTCTGAAAGCCGCTGTTGAAGGAAACCTTAGTGAAGGTGGAGTTCTGCAGCACGCCCTGTTCAATGATGACGGCACCGAGGCCACCTATGGCGTTGCCAACATCGACACCCTGTTCCCGGAGCCGACTGAGCTGAACAATCCGCCCAAGATGATCAAGCGCCACACTGAGTGGGTCAGCATCGTCATGAATGGCGTTCATCACACTCCGTTCAGCCGCGTTCGCACCAGCTTCGCCAACATCACGATGGAAGAAGCACGTGCCCGGGGTTATATTAAGGGACACCGGAAAGAGCAGGAAGTGTTCTCTCTGCTCCGTCGGTCTATCACTCCGCAGACCATCTACAAGATGCAGAAACTCGACCGTGATGACATCATCGACATCACCAGCTTTGATATCGTTGCCTGGATCAAGGGCGAGATGCGGATCATGCTGGACGAGGAAATCGCCCGTGCAATCCTGATTGGCGACGGCCGCCTCGTCACTGATGAATACCACATTTCTCATGATCACGTCAAGCCGATCATCTACGACGATGATCTGTTCAACATCAAGGCTCATGTCACTGCTGGCGTTGATGACGCTGCGACCACCAAGAACATGATCGTGGCCTTCATCCGTGCGATGGAGGATTACGAGGGATCCGGCAACCTGACTCTGTTCATGCCTCAGAAGTGGATCACTGAAGCTCTGCTGCTGGAAGACGGTTTCGGCCATCCGCTGTATGCCACCACGCAGGCTCTCGCTAACAAGATGCAGGTCAACCGGATTGTCAAGGTCCCGCTGATGAAGGACTTCACCTATGGCGAGAACGAAGGCACTCTGATGGGCGTTGCTGTTGACCTGGATGACTACAACGTCGGCGCCGACAAGGGCGGATCTGTCAACCTGTTCGATGACTTCGACATTGACTACAACCAGTACAAGTACCTGATCGAAACCCGTTGCTCCGGCATGCTGGTCACTCCGTTCGCTGCGATCACCCTGATCCTCGGCGGAACTGCAGCGACCTACACCGAAGCGACCGTGACCGCCAACTCCAACCCGAAGGCCAGCGGATGGTTCATCAAGGAAGGCGACCTCTATGTCCGCGCCACTGATACCAAGCCCATGGTGATCGGCAAGGATTCTGAGGATCACGACATCTACAGGACTTACTACGTCCGTGCGTAATCAAAATGGAAGTGAGGAGCTCACCACGGGCTCCTCTTTCCTTTTGAGGAGGATTGTACATGAGATACTTCGGCAAAGTCGGATTTGAGATCACCGTGACTCGAGAAGATGATCCCACAGTGGACATCGAGACTCCTGTCGAACGGCCTTATTACGGCGATGTCCTGTCTGCAAATCGTCGGCTTGAATCAAGTTCGAACGGAGTAAACGACAATCTAACCATCTCAAACCGAATCAGCATAGTTGCAGACGCTTTTGCTGAACAGAACTTCTTTGCAATAAGGTACGCTGAGTGGAATGGCTGCAAATGGAAGGTAACGAGCGTGGAAGTGCAGAGACCGAGACTTATCCTGACACTTGGAGGTGTTTACAATGGCCTCACGCCAACAGCTGGGTGAAGAACTCATCAGGATTTTTGGTGAAGTGATCAGCCCAGACCTCGCAGAAAGTAGAGTAAAGTTCCAGCCAAGCACTAACACAAAACTCGTTTACCCGTGTATCTTGTATCGGCTGACAGGAGAGCACAAACAGCATGCTGACAACGAAGTGTACTTTACAAAGAGAAACTACACAATCACTGTGATTGACAGAGATCCGGATTCCCCCCTCAGAGATGCAGTATCGAAGCTTCCTTACTGCCACATGAGTCCACCATTTGTCTCTGACAATCTGTATCACTATCCATTCACCATCCATTGGTAAGGAGGTTTTCACATGAAACTGAAATGGGATGAAACCGGCAAAAGGTTTTATGAGGTTGGTATCAGTCATGTCGTACTGTTCGTATGGGATACCACAAAGAACGCTTGGGGCAAAGGCGTTGCCTGGAATGGCGTTACCAACGTGACCAAGAGTCCTGATGGAGCAGAACCCACTGACTTCTGGGCTGACAACCGTAAGTATGGTACTCTCCGTTCCGCTGAAACTGTTGGCGGGTCTATTGGAGCATACCAGTCCCCCAAAGAATTTGACGTCTGCGACGGATCTGTTGAGCTTGCTCCCGGATTTACTATTGGCCAGCAGACACGTCTTCCGTTCTGTCTTGCGTATCGTTCCGAGATCGGCAATGATATTTCGCAGGAAGCCGGCTACAAGATCGGCATCATCTACAATGCGACGGCTTCTCCGACAGAGCGTGCATATGACACGATGAATGATTCTCCGGATGCTCAGGAGCTGTCCTGGGACTTCGACACCACTCCGATCAATGTTACCGGCCACAAGCCCACTGCCTCTGTTGAGCTCAAATCTTTTGAGGTCGATGAGGCGAAGATGAAACAGATCGAAGACACGCTGTATGGAACTGACGGCACCGAAGCCACTGAAACCACTGAAGCCGTTGAAGCAACCGAGCCTACTCTGCTCCTGCCCGATCAGATTGCTAAGATTCTCAACGCTGCCTGATCATACTCAAGGTAACCAGAGGGATGTACCAGATAATGCTGCCATCCCTCTTATTTTTTAACTAAACAAAAAGGAGAAAACAACCATGTTCGTAAAGACTATGACTTATACCGATTTCGACGGTAATGTTCGTACTGAAGACTTCTACTTCAACCTGACTGAAGCTGAAGCATTCAAGCTCTCCCTTGCAAAGAATGGCGGCTATGAGCGCTGGATCCAGAACCTGATTGACGCCAGCGATGGAGAGACCATCTATGACGAACTGTCCAAGATCATCCTTACCGCATATGGTAAGAAGTCTCTGGATGGCCGTCAGTTCATCAAGAGCACCGAGATTGCTGAGGAGTTCAAGAACACTCAGGCCTTCTCTGACCTGATGATCAGCTTCCTCCAGGAACCGAAGAACGCTGCAGACTTCTTCAATGGTATTGTTCCTCGCGAGGCAACCAGCGCACCCAAGACAACCGAAGTAGCCAAAGCCGACGACGCACCACAGGATGATGTGATCGTGTCGTGATTACACTCGTAATTCCGAGCCAAGACGTCTTTGACAATGCAAAGATGGAGTTCTTGAAGATCGAGAAATCTCAGAGAATTGTACTCGAGCATTCACTCATCTCACTTTCAAAATGGGAGTCGAAGTGGAAAAAACCGTACATTTCTCTGAGAGGAGAACCCCATACAAGGGAAGAATCTCTCGACTACATCCGCTGCATGACTGTCAATTCAGGCGTTGATCCTCTTGCATATATGGCGATTCCGAATCGGATGATCGATGCAGTAAACAAGTACATTGACGATCCAAGAACGGCGACAACTTTCCAGGACTGGCGTACAAAGCAACAGGGGAAGCAGAAGCCGCTGCCAAAAGTGATCACTTCAGAGTACATTTATGCTCAGATGGTCAAGTACGGGATCCCTTTCAACCCTTGTGAGAAGTGGCATCTGAACCGTTTACTGACTCTCATCAAAGCCTGTGCTATTGAGAACGGGCAGAACGAGATGATGAGTAAGAAGGATCTGTATGCCTATCACAGAGCGGTCAATGCTCGAAATCGTAAGCCCCATGCCAGACACTAACAACACGAATTCAAGGAGGAAACCTCGTGAGCAGACATCGTAGTACAAACTTCGAGAGAACCGAGCGGTATCTAAACAAGCTCGTTGATGGTGGAATCTTTGAAGGTGTTGAGAGACTTGCAGATGCCGGACTTGAAGCCTTAGTAAAAGCAACTCCAGTAGACTCCGGTAAGACTGCAGCATCCTGGGGATACACGATAGAGAAGAGCAAAGGCCAGTATCGAATCGTTTACACCAACTCGAACGTACAGGACGGGGTTAACATAGCGATTCTTCTTCAGCATGACCACGGTACAGGCACCGGTGGCTTTGTTGAAGGGATTGACTACATTAACCCCGCCCTTAAACCAATCTTTGAAAACATGGTCGATAATGTATGGAAGGAGGTATCCAAGCCGTGAGCGAAGTGATTGAGAACAAAGTAGTACAACTACAGTTTAACAATAAAGACTTCGAGAAGAATGTTCAGGAGAGTCTTAAGACCCTCGCCAAGATGAAGGAAAGCTTCAAAATGGAAGAAGCTGCCAAAAGTCTGAAGAACATCGAAGCCGCGACTGCTAAACTCGACTTCTCTGGGTTGTTCAAGAAGGTCGAGGAAATTGGATACCACTTCACTGCAATCGGAAGAACTGCCGATCGAGTGTTCGATAACATTGCCAACAAGGTAATCAGCACAGGCACCAAAATGGCCAAGGCGGTTACGATTGAGCCAGTGTCGGCTGGTATGAGCAAATACGAGCAGCAGGTCAAGGCAGTTCAGACAATCGTATCTGCAACTGGTAAGAGTGTCAATGAGATCAAGCCCTACATCGAAGAGCTGATGAAATACTCAGATGACACCTCTTATTCCTTTACAGACATGGTTGATTCTCTTGGCAAATTCCTGAATGCAGGTCAATCACTGCCTGATTCAGTAAAGGCCATTAAGGGTATCTCGAACGAAGCTGCTCATGCTGGTGCTGGTATCGGCGAAGCTAACCGGGCAATGTACAACTTTGCTCAGTCATTGTCACAGGGCTATGTTGGTCTTATCGACTGGAAGTCAATCGACAATGCCAACCTGTCCACAAAGGCCTTCAAGGAGCAGCTGATTGCCTCAGCAAAGGCTCTCGGAACGCTTGACAAGAAGGGCAAGGTGGCAGTTAAGGGTCAGAAGAGGATCGAGGTCAATACGACCAACTTCAACCAGACTCTTAACAAACAATGGCTTACTGCTGAGGTCCTGATGGACGCTCTCGGCAGATACGGTGACGCATCGACAGATATTGGTGCTGCTGCGTTCAAGGCCGCTAAGGAAACCAAAACATTCTCTGAAGTTATCGCCTACCTGAACGACGCACTTTCTTCTGGGTGGCTGACTACACTTGAATACATCATCGGTGACTATGAGGAAGCTACAAAGCTTTGGTCAGCAGTCGCGGATGAACTTGGTACTATATTTGGGGAGTTCGCAGAAACACGTAATGAGACCCTTAAGATTTGGGACCGTTTTGCAGGACGAAAAGTCTTGCTGGATGGCCTAAAAGAACTATGGGAAACATTCAAGGAAATTGCCGGGGCTGCTAAAGCTGGTTGGGAAAGTATATTTCCGAATGACACCGATAAGAAAGGTAAACAGCTAGCCGCATATACGAACCGATTCAGAAACTGGGCAGCTGGGGTTCGTGAGTTCTTCAATCCAGATAGTCCAGTAGGTGCAGAGAATCTTAGAAAGATAACTGTACTGTTTCAGGGTATCGCCAAGCTATTCCATGGCATTGGTGATGTTATAGCAAGAGTTCTCGGCAAGGTTAGTAAAGGGACTAATGGAGCGATGTCCCCAATACTGGATCTTGCGGAGATTATAGGTACTTTCTTATTTGATCTCGGTGAAGGCCTCGAGACGAATAATTTCTTCACTGCATTCGCCAATGGGCTTTCTCATCTGATCGACTTCATGGTCGAGTATATTCCTCAGATCATTAAATGGGTCAAAGAAACATATACTGGGATCAAGCAGTGGCTAATAGACAGTGGAATAGTTGACGATGTCACAACTGCTACCACGACTATATTTGAGAATCTGCAGAAGAATCTTCCTATTGTAATAGACTACGCCAAGAAGGCTTTCAACTTTATCAAAGAGCTGATCATGAGCACCGACTTCAAGGGTATCTATGACAAAGCAATGGAGTACCTTAAGCCTGTTCTCGATTGGCTCAATATGTTCAAGACGGTATTTATGAAAGTCTTCGGTATGTCAATGAACGTGGATACAAGTGGCATCGAGAGTCCAATTGAGAAGCTTAAAGCCAAACTCGCTCCATTTAAGATTCTTCTTAACTGGCTGGGGGTACAACTTGCCCAGCTCGGTAATACGATCGTTGAGAAGTATCCAATTATCGGGACACTCTTTGAAAAGATCCGTGGATTCTACAAATTTGCAAAAGAAGCACTTGGTGGGGACATCGTTGGAACTCTCAAGACGAAAGTTGGTGAGTTTGCTAACTTCGTTAAGGAGATAATCGAGAAGATTAAGGGCGTATTCAGTGGTGGACTCTTCAAGAAACCTGGAGAGCTTCTTGGCGGAGAAGGTAAAACTAATCCACTTCAGGGACTGCTAAAGACTTTTGACCCGAATAATCAAAATGGAATAATAGGCACAGGCAAAAAGATTGGCGAATTGTTAGACCCTTCAAAGTTGAAGCTAATTAAGTTTCCGAATTTAAAAAGTACCTTCGATCAAATTGCCGGACTATTTGCTACTGTAGCAGACTTCATTGCTCACAAGATTCCATGGGAAGGGCTTATTCAGGCAGCTAAAGCAATTGCCATGATTCGCCTTATTTGGAACATCGGCACTTTTGTAACGTCTCTTACAGACACAATGAAAGTTCTGAGGAGTAAGATACATCTTCTTGGTAAGCAGCAGAAGCAGGAGGACAAAGACAGTCTCGGCGATACACTCCTGAAGATTGC